CGATGTTGGCTGGCGTTCGTATATACCCGGTCTAAAGGGGTTTAGCGGTTCGTTCGAGTGCTATGCGAGCGACGTGCCTTCGTCCGCGCTTATCCCGACAACCGCAATCGCCGGACGATTCTATGTCAAGAAATCGACTTTCATGGGATACAAAGGCTCGGTTGTCATAACCGGAGTGCATCCCGGAGTCGATATCGACGGAATCGCAACCCTCACCTATGACTATCAGGGGACGGGCGCGTTGCAAGTAGGCAACATCAACCCGAGCACTACGACCACAGCCGCACCATAAGGAGAACTTAAGTGATTCAAAAACGGAGCGTTAAGATTGAGATCAACGGCAAGGAATACGAAGCGTCCGAACTGACTCTCAAGGACTTCGAGATGCTCAAAGAGTATCCGATAACCAAGAAGGTCGAATCGTTCATGAGGTCGAGCAGGAACGCCAATCTCCCGCCTTCCGTGATCTCTGAAACCATAACCAAGCTCTATGGCGAACTGGATAACCAGGCTGAACAGGAAAAGTATTTCGGGTCTGCGTCCGGGATGCGACTGTTCGTCTGGCTTTCGCTTCGCCATAAGCATCCGCAGCTTCAGCTTGACGACATTGATTTCCCGTTGTCCGATCTCGAACGGGTCTCTACGGCAATCACGGCTATATCCAGCGTCGAAACAGAGGACGAAAAAGACGATAAGCCCAAACTACCGGGAGAAACGTCGGAACGCCCTACGTAAAGTCGTACAAGTCTGACATGGAAATAGCGATGATCGTCGGGCCGCTGATAAAGTATTATGGCCTGTCGCTTGAGGAGGCGTCTAACCTTTCTCAACGGCAGGCCATTTATCTTGCTAAAGCGATGGCTGAAGAGGCGAAGATACAGGAAGAGGCCGTAAAGCGGGCGTCCGGTAAACAGCCTATAAGTAAAGGCAAACTTGCGCATACTGCGGCTTTGGCAAGAAACCTCTAGGAGCGATTATATGGAACAGAAGAACATAGGCATGGCGATATTCTCGCTTGGCGCGAATATCTCGCCGGAGTTTATGAAGAGCATTGTCGCGTATCGAACCGGATTGGGGCTGGTCGGTCGAATATGGGGCGGGTTCCAGGAGAAAATCGCTGAAGAGGTCGGAAAGAATATCGCTTCATTCGAGAAGCTTGGTGAAACGATCCCCAAGCTCGAGAAATCCATAAGGAAAGCGGAAGCTGGTGTCGGGGTATATACTCAAGCTATGCAGTTGAGTCAGGCGGCGGTCGAAAAGAATGCGACATCACTAGCTCGCAATTCATGGCTTTACGAGAAAAAGAAAACCCAAGTCGCTCAATTAAGCGCGAAGATGGAAGGGCTTAAGAAAGCATTCACGTCCGGTTCAATAACTGCGGAACAATACAATAAGAAATTTCTCTTGTTAAGCAAGTCTTATCAGAAGAATTTCCCGCATATCGAGATGTATGAGAAAAGGCTCTTAAAGCAGAATAAAGCCCTTGGACTGGCCGAAGAAAAGTTTGATAAGAACAAGTCCGCGTTGCTTGACGCTGAAAAGAATCTCGGAGACATGAACGTAGAGCTTGATAAAAGCAACAAGCTGATGGATAAGTATGTTACTGACGCTCTGAACATAGGCGCGGCGTTCTTCGGATTCAAGGCCGGAATCGCCATCCTCACCGTTCTTATAAGCACTATGGTGTTGGCTGGCACAGCCTATCGGAAATTCCAGTCAACCATAATAGAGGCCGGAACCATGCTTGATAAGCAACATCTACCGTTGCTTGATGGCATGGAAACGAAAGTCAGACAACTGGCCATCCAATACGGGCAGTCAGCCGAAGATGTATCAAAAGCCTTATACCATATCCTTTCGGCGCAGATTCCGGTCGCGCACGCCAATACGGTTCTAGAGGAGTCTGCTAAACTGGCGGCGGCTGGTTTCATATCGGTCGAAGACGCGGCGAACGTGCTCACCACCACAATCAACTCTTACGGGATGTCCGCAACCGAAGCAGCCCATATCTCCGACGTTCTCTTCATGACTGTCCGAAAAGGTAAAACCACCATGCACGAACTCTCCAAGGAGTTCGGGCGAATCGCTTCTTCTGCGGCGCAGGCCGGGATAAGTCTTGAAGAACTGGCGACGATGTATGCGGCTGTAACCGGCGCAGGACTCCAGACCTCAATAGCAACTACTTCATTAGGCGCGATTATCAGGGACTTCTTGCGTCCGACAACCGAAGCGCAAGCGATGGCCTTTGAAGAGTTCGGAGTAAGGCTCGATGCGATAACTCTCAAGGAGCAGGGGGTTATCAAGACCCTTAAACAGCTATCGAGCGCGTCCACAGACCAGTTGGCGGTCATGTTCCCGCAGATACGCGGGTTGAGGGCGTTGACCGCATTAAGGATGAGGCTCGCCAAAGTCGAAGAGATTCACACTTCGATGATGAACGCGTCCGGCGCGACAATGGAAGCATACCAGAGGGTTCATGGTTCGCTGACCCAAAGGGTAAAGGTACTTACTTCGTCTTTCAAGGAGCTTATATTCCTGTTTGGCGAAGGCTCGATGCCGTTCTTGAAACTTGTTACTGGAACACTTATCGTCATAGTCAAGAATCTTAAGAGCGTTGTTGCGTGGATGAACACATGGCACGGGACAACGATAGTAACCACAGCCGCCATGCTTTTAGGCATTACTCTGGTAACGTCCGCTTTAAACCAAATGCTAAAGGTTATATTGGCTACGAAGGCCGTAACGCAAGCGTGGTCGTTCTGGAAAGCGTTTTTCGATCCCAATGTCGAGGTTGGCGGCGTCTCAAAGCTCATAACTACGAAGGTCAGAGAAGCGTCTGCTCCGCTTGTCAAAGGGATTGCGAAGCTATGGGGCAAGATTATCGCTAATTCGGTTGTCAGTTCTATTATAAGCGCATTGACTGCCGCATTTAAGGCGATTGGAGCGTTTATCGCGGCTCATCTGATCGTGGTATTTGTAGCGGTTGCCGCTGTCATAGCGATAATATTCCGCAAGCAGATAGCGAGAGCTATATTCAATGCGAAACGGGACGCTGAAAAAGACACGGTGAAGATCAGGACAAAGCTCGATACGGAGATTACTCCCGTCCAGACCGCCGCGCGCGAGCTTCTGGACATGATAGAGGGTGGCGAATCTCCGGAATCCAAGATAAGAGAGAAACAGCTCGAAGTCCTTAAGCTGATGACGAACGAGATGGCAGCCCAAGTGAATCTTGCCGACTCCAAAATATTCGCGGAAGAAGCCTATAAGCGATCTCTTGAAGCTGAAAAGAAAGCCAACGAGGAGCTTACTCGCGCCGCCAGAGCAAGAGCTTATGAAGCGGAGACCGATATAAGAGATATTGACGCGCAAATAGCCAAAGCAAAACAGAACTTGGAAAAAGCTCAAAAGGCCAGAAGGTCAGGCCCGAATGTAAGAGAGATACAAGCGGCCGCAGGTAGCGATGAAGTAAAATTCACCAGTGAAATCATTAGACTTGAGGAAAAAAGGACGAAGTTCGATAAGGAACGTATTGCCGCTGAAGCAGAAATAATTCTCGCCAGAAAAATCATTATGGAGATTCTGTTCGGTGAAAAAGAGATAAACGGAGAGATAATAAAGGGGTATGATCAAGCGATTGCAAAGCTTTTGGAAGGCGGCAGGATAATGGAAGCGGATGTCAACGCGATAGCGAAGAAACTTGATATCCTCGAAAAGATCAATGAGGCTTATAGCGACAACATAAAAGAGGGAACCGGTGTTCTGGATATAGAAAAAGCTGTGGTTCGAGAGTCGGAGATAAGGCTGGAGAAATCCAGAAAGCAGACTGCGACAATCATGGCTGACAGGCATGTCCTTGAGTCTACCAAGAAAGAAGTTCACGCCATATATCTGCTTGAGGAAGCCAGAGCTAAATATATCAGGCAGAACTCCGATCAGATAGCTCTTCAGCTTGCGTGGATCAACCAGCTTAAGCGAGACTATGATTATTCTGCCGCACAGTCAAACACCCGTCTTGAGATCGAAAGCAGGTATCTTGAAGTTCTTAAGATGGCCGGGCTGGAGATTTCGGATCGGGAGCAGACCGCCAGAGATATAATGAAAATCGAAGAATCTTTCGAGAACAAGAGGCTGGAACTCCTTGGTGAACGAAAGAAAATGGAGTATGATCTTCAGGTTGCGGAAACTGAAAGAAATGTGCTCAAGCAGGAAGAGATCAAGAAAATGCTTGAGCTTAACAGGCAGAACGGATATTCCCTGATGATCCATGCCAATATGCTTAAGAACTATAAAGATAAAATATCCCAAATGGCGAAGGAAAGAGACCTGGCGAACGAGCTCCGGAAAGCGCACCAGGACATAGAGGACATATATAAGAGAGCGAACGAGGTTTCGGACGCAAGGACATCGGTCATTGACGCTCGGATAGCTTTGCTCCAGCGAGCAAGCGATCTTGGACTTGCTGATAATAAAAGGGAAATCGAACTGCTTGAATACGAGAAGGAAAGCATATCGCTCAAGCAAAGAAAGCTAGGGATCGAGGAAGAGATACGCAAATTGAGGGGTTCGTCTTTTGTGGCGCAGAAGCTCGGCGATACGGAAGAAGTGGAGCGTTTGAGGGAAATAATAGGGTTGAAGTGGAAGGAACGAGAAGCGGTAGAAGAACTTATCAGACTTGCGAGGTTCAAGGCCGCAGAAGAACAGAAGGCCATAATCAATTCTGCCGAAATAACCAGAAGCCAGATTGCCCTGATGCAGAGGGGCATGACTAGACAAGCGTTCGCTCCAGTGTTTAAAATGGAGACTGATACGCAGATAACCAATAAGATATTGAGAGACATGCAAAAGGAATCGGAAGCTACCAGGAAGAACACCGAGGACATCAGCAACCACACCGCTCAAATGGCAAGGAATACCGGAGGCTCGGCGACCTACGCCGGGAACTAAATAAATGACCACGACAACATCCTCTTCAACCTCGACAACAACGTATCCGCCATTGACCGTATGCGAAGCTTATTTCACCTACGACACCACAAACGATTCGGTTACTCGGGTATTCAATGTCCAGGGAGACGTGCTTAACTGTTCTTATGGGCCGGAGCTGGCCGCGTTTTCTCCCGATATCCCTGCGGAGCGTTCGTCCCAATATTTCCCCTATATGAGAAAAACTCTTGTCGTGCTTAATAAGAGTTCGGTCAGGAAGGGGCCGGACTTCTGCGAGGTTACGGTAAACTACGGAATGGCCGACACAGCCGAGATGTCCGCGCGCGAAACTCCGGGCGTTCCCTACAACAATACGATAGACGGAAACGCCATCGAAGATACCATATTTGTCGATCTTGACGGGAATACAATCGGGCTTCATGGCGAAGGTGCGGCTATCACCGTTCCGCAGGTGAACTGGTCGTTCAGCGTATTGACAACCTACTATGATCCTTGGGTTGCGAACGCCGGTCTGGTGTATAATACGGACGTTTATCCGGCGACAACCACATCAAGACAGCCTTTCAATTTCGCGGCAACTACCCTGTTATTCATGTCCTGCAATATGGTGAGGAGCACTAACCCAAGCTATCCAAACTATTGGGTCGCCACGTTCAATTTCGCTTATAGATCTGATGGCTGGCGATACCATCGGTGGTCTCCGACAATAGAGATTCCAGGCAAACGGACAATCCCTGCAAATGTCTATTTCAGAGATCCGTTTACCGGTATCGAAACCGACTACGCGACATATCTGACCGGTCAAACAGGCGAAGCGAAGAGAGATTGGACTGCAACCGTGCCGCTCTACCACATAGTCGATGGAGAGGTAAGATATATCTGGTCGAGCAGAGTGAGGACCGGGGTTGCGTTCCAAGGCGCGTTTAATTTCACGTGGTCATAAACAGGTAATAACCCATTGAAAAAACTTGACAGCGTTAAGCCAGGCGATCCGATAAGGGCGTCAGTCCAGAACGAACTGATAGGCACACACAACTCGCTTCTGTCCCTGTTAAGCAACAGCGAAATGCTCAAACGCATAGGAAGCATTTTCGCGCAGTCTGCGGAGCTCGGATTGCCGTTGCCGGCCTTTAACCCTATCGAGGTCGTCGGGAAGCCGCTAGGCATATCTTATAATGGTGGAGACCCCATCTATCACTATCCGCCCTATTCGGTCGTAACTCTCGGCTGGCCGGGAAGCGACGGCGCATGGCATCAAAAGCATTATTCTCCTGTTTCGCCCGGGATAGACTGCGCTACAAATTTCCACGTCCCCGGCCTTATGGACTTTATCGCCAGAACCCCTAACGGGGCATCGACGCTTAATGCGATTCATTCGATTATGCCGATAGCTGTTGTGTCGGGCGATGGTGGATACAATACTGCTGACTGGGGCGGCGGCTACTCGAAGCTCGTAGTGTCCGGGATGGCGATGGTTGTGTTCATGGGGAGCACGGTTCCATATAACAGATGGGGATATGCTCAATCACACCTGACCTCTACCACATCCATAACGGAGAACCATAAAGACCTTGTTACGGGCGATACGCTGGATTATACTTTCGACCAGATATATGCTTCATGGTCTCCGTATGGGTCGCTCAAGGTCGTATGCGAGCTTAACGTGGGGCTTCTGGCGGATACCGATTGGGCTGAACACGAAGACTATGGCACCGAAGACGGGCCAAGACTCGCGCTGGTTATCGTAACCCAATCGCGTGCTCCGTTGCCCGAAAGCTATGTGGTCATCGAGAACAGGACTGGAGTAAGCATATATCCGGGTCAGACCGTCAAGCTGGTCAATGGCGGGATTATCCAGTCGATAAGAGGCGCAAGTCCATCGACCGCACTGAGGCCGGTCATCAAGTATGAAGCGTATGAATCCGCGAGCGTTGACGATATGTTTGGTGTAGTCGTAGGGAACGTAACCGACTCATCGACGATTGGCGAAGCGATCCCGAATCTCGGGATAGGATACGCGGCGATAGACGGGATAGTGGAGTTGTTCACCGTCGATCATTCAAACGGATTATCACCTGACGATTTCAACATCCGGGCGCGATACGGACCAAAACCCGGAACCCTCTATTGTTCGCCGCGCAACGCTCATTTCTCGAAAGACCCGGACTTATGGTGGCCTTATCACCAGAGCCTTGACGGGAACATGAACGCTTCACTTCCGTATGGCGACGCCTTAAGGCATCTCGGCTACGATTACTATATTACGGGGCCAGACGCTTCGACAAGGGTAATCGCGGCGTTCGACAAGATCGGCCAGATCGAAACTCTGCGGAGAACATGCGCCGAAGCGATACAGGAGCTATATGCGATTGCGGTCAGAGGATCTTTGTATCGCATCGACAATGCGAGCTCAAGAACTCCGTATCTTACAATACCTTCAGGTAGAGTAATCTCCTATATCTATCCAGAACAATATGAGCAGAACGGGAAGATATACCCGGTCATGCACGTTATAACCGATATCGGAACACCGCCGACTACGCTTGAGCCGCCGACCACTTCGACAACCGAAGGGCCGACGACCACTACTCCGAGCCAGGGATCGACTACTACGCTTGCGCCTTATCTGCCGCCGACATCAACGACCACATCGCCACCGTTCGTGCAGGTATATTGCATATCGGGCGCAGGCACCACCTACGTCAACGGAGAATACGGGCTGGAGTCCTTCAGTGATGATGTATGGTTCTTTAGCATGGACACGGGCGCATTTAAGGTTTACATGTATCGAAGTCTGCATGACGGGATAAGAAGGTGGAATATAGGGCTTTCGACTTTTGAAGAACCTGAAGACGCTCTCTATTCCGTTATATCCAGTTCGCCAACCCCGCCGATTTCTGCTGGAGCAGGCTGGCCGATAGTAACCGGACTCACACCAAATGCGAAAGTAAGCGCAGGCGGATGTCCGACTACCACAACAACCTCTGCGCCAACAACAACTACTACGCTTGCGCCAACGATTACGACGACACTGGCTCCGACGACTACAACCACTACGACGGAAGAACCTGGCGCAACTGGCAATTACTGCGTTCAGGCGGAATTCTGGACAAATGGAGCTTGTAGCGGGGAATCGGATTGGGTAATGAAGGGATGTTGCAGTGTTTCAGGCGGTCAGATTGAATTTACGGACTGTAATGAATATCCAAATTTGAATGAATGCTATGTCAACCCGGGGAATATGTATGATTGCGGCGCGTCTGGCTGGCCACCCTTTGAAGATTACGCTGTCCGATATTCGCTTAATTATGCCATAACCGACTGCGATGACGCTGTTTGTTGCTACGGGGATTGTGATTCGTCGGGAAATTGCTATAATCCTTATTGTGTTACAGCCCCCGGTGATATGTTCGCATAAGGAGAAACCCATGTGGAAGTGTCCATTAAACGCTGAAGAGGAGATGGTAAAGGGTGCAGATTACGAAGCCCCTTTTCGCAAGTGTCCTATTCTGTTGAAATTGACGGACGGGAAACGGTGCGGTTTGAATAATCCGCGTTTATGCGAAGGGTGCGACGGCAAGAACGTGCCTGAAAAGATGCGCATATTCAAGGGTGTGACTGCTCTTGGTTACGTTAAGAGACCCCTCTTGGCTGTTCACGACAAGAAGAATGTGGATGAAATGGCGTTGATCGCCAAGGAATATGCTGGCGAGGAGATACTGGTGTTCCATGTTATCGATGCTGTGGCTACTGGCAAATTGACAGAAGAACAGGCTGTGGGCATTCTTGAGAAGGCAGGAGTGGAGATCGATGATGAAGATTCGGGAACGATTAAGGATGGCGGCGATTCGATTCAAGGCGAGTCAACTAAAGCCTGATCCGGACGAAGCCAGATTCAAACAGGAAGAAGTCTCAATAAAAAGATGCGGGAAATGCGGGGACAAGAAACCAAGATAATCCGGAACAAAGGAGCGCGAATTGAACGATTGCAAATCCAGAACATATAGAGGGGATCGTGTCCTTCAGTCTGGCGAACGAATCGAGATGATAACTTGCGAGAATGCGTCAACCGTCTGTGGCTGGCCTATCTCAATGGACGGGAGAATATGCGACGCCTGTTATCAATCGGGCTTCGAGAACATAGAGCTATTGATTAACAGAGCTTTGGAGGTGAAGATAAAGGTCGGAGATCGTCCTGAAATAGCTCACAAAAAGGATGTGGCCGAACTTGCTTTCAAGCTGGTTTCTCGAACGGGTATCGAGAAATGTGAAAAGGCTCTCGTGGAAGCCGTAAGCACCGGTGCGTTGACTCTTGAAAGAGCTATTGACATTGCCACCGCTGTCGGGTTAGACTTGCAGAGAGAAACACAGGAGCCATTAGATTTGGAAGAAACACCAATCTCTCAGCCCATATCAACGACAACCGATATTCCCGCCAAAGAAATAGTCGAAGAACCGTCCACCGAAGATAAAGAGATTTTTATTCTCGAAGAGGACACGGAGGAGCCGATCACATGAAGCTGATAGAACTTCTGGAGGAAGCCGACCGCAAGAGCTTGATGAGGAAGCAAGTTGAGAAAATGCTCATCGAGCAAAAGGGGATGTCGCCGGTCGAAGCGAGAAGGAAGGTCAACAGAGTGTTCTCTAAACAGGAGAAAGGGTGCGGATGTTCACAGCGATAATAACCGCTTGGAACGAGGATCAGAACGAAGTCAATGAGACCGTCGCCAGCATAAGGGAGACTGCGCCTGGTAGCCAGATTGTCCTTATTGACGATGGTTCTGATATTCCGCTTAAGGCAGACGCCGATGTAGTGCTTGTTAGGCATTCGGAGCCTTGGGGGGTTGGTCGTTCCAGAAACGACGGGCTTAACTATGCCGAACGAAACGTAGTCGGGTTCTTTGACGCGCACATGAGATTTGATCCGGGCGCGATAGCGATGGCTTGCGACAGAGCCAGCCGGAACTACGGGATAGTCAACCCGCCAAGCGCAGGCATGAAGGGCGGGACGATAGGATGCGGCTGTGATATCTACTGGAACCAGAGGGATGTAATAGAGCCGAAATGGATAATGCCCAAGTACTTTACCGAATATACTCTCCATAGGGATAACATGAGGAGAGTACCCTGCATGATGGGCGCGAACTACTTCATGAGCAAAGAGGTCATAAAAGACCTGTCTGCGGTTACCGGCAATCTATGGGACGACATCATGGGAAGATGGGGGTTCTCCGAGCAGGCGATAGCGATCAAGGCTTACTTGCTCAATATCCCGATATTTACTTATATGGATGGCAGTCTGTTCAGGCACTTGTATCGGAGCACTAACCCGGTAGCGACTGCGGCTCGAGACAAGTTTGCAAATGCGGCCTGGTCTCTTTCGTCTATTCTCTATCCGGACACTTATAACGCCAGATTCGCTCCGTTCATAACGAATCAATATAAAGACCTAAAGGTCAATAATGGAGCGTATAAGCCTTGGTCTGTTCAGGATGAACGCAATATGTTCAATCGGCTATTCGGGGTTCGCGCTCCGATTACAAGGGATAGGCGCGGCGTGGACTTGATCGACCGAAACTATCAAAGAGCTTTTGTTGGAAGGGCGGGCGAGACTCTGGCCGCTCTTTATTACAGGGCTGAAATCGTCGAATACTGCGAGGAGACTCCATACAGGATATTTCACTGGGGCAAGTTCGGCAATAAGGTCTCCAAGCCTTCAAGCCACTATGACATAGCTTTCGTGAGGGATCGCAAGTCGTTTGATGAATCGGGCGCAACAGCATATAATATAGTTGTGGACATCGAGATAGACAAGTATATGGTTGTGCCAGACGTCATCAAGGAAGAGTCCAAGTTAGGAGCGTAATGGTGAGTGAGGCAGAGCGACACTATTCGACCGCGAACAGAATGCGCGTTATCATGGACAATGCGCCCGAATCGGAACGAGTTCCGCACGCGATGAGGGAGGTGTTCATTGAGCTTGGTCATAGTTTGGACGTTGACCGCGCAGTAATGCACGAGAGGATAAGCGCGTCTGATAAGCGAACATCCGAACTGGAGGTACGGGTATCTGCTCTTCAATCGGAGCATAACGCAACCATGTCCGGCAAGAATAGGCCATGCGCTTACATAGACGACATGAACAAAACCCTCATGGAGATAAGGGTTGCGGCTTGGCGGACGATGGTTCTGGTGTTTGTCTGGCCTATAGTGATGATGGTGCTTGGCGTGGTTATGCCGACTATTTTAAGGGGATGCCAGAATGATAGAGTGCCTGTGTCCGACATACGGAAGGACAACGTTACTCGGACGCTCGATAGCGGGTTTCCTTCGTCAGACCTTTTATAAGTCGCGTCTGATAGTTCTTAATGATGCGCCTGTCCCGATAGAATTTGTTCATCCGCGTGTAACGGTTGTAAACGTGAAGGAACGGTACGGCACTCTTGGGGAAAAAAGGCAAGCCCTTTTGGAGATGTCCAGCGCGGAGTATGTCAGCCATTGGGACGATGACGACGTTTATTTGCCGTGGTTCCTTGAGGAGCAGATGGGTTATCTTCGGTCGGGCCACAAGTTTGTCAAGCCGGTTGCTTCGATGTGGTTCAGCGGATCGAGTCTTCGTCCGCCTGCTAGAAACATCATGGAGGGATCGGTTTCGTTCTGTCGCAAGTCCGCATTAGAGCTCGGTGGTTACGAGAACGTTCAGAGCGGCCAGTGCCTTCGGATGCTTAACGCGGCCTCTAGCCACGGGATTTACAAGCACTACGACGCTTATCCGGTCAGCGGATACATAATGTGCTGGTCGGGCACTCCGCGCCACGTGAGCACCAGGAAAGACTTCGCGTCTAACAATAAAGACTTCGGCCCCGTCAGAATCCAAGACCTCTCGAATATCTTCAGGATCATAGCGGAGCAGTCCAAATCTTTTCTCGATAAGGACAGGCACTCCGCGCTTCTATCCCGTCTCTCCAGTTAATCAATCATACATACCCCTTCTAGATTCTTGATTAACAGTCTGTTACTCAATAGACTATAGCATGTATGGTCTTTTGATTAACTGGCACAGAACGATTGAAATAGTCTATGTGATACTTTACCCCTATATTTCGATTACATCGACTCTACGTTTAAATCTCGCGTGAAATCAACGATTACGTGAGCATGTTCTGATTGAAGACTTCGATATCAGCCCCCTGTTAATCACGTTTTAGAAGGATACATATACCGTTGATTAACAGAGACAGCTTGGTTATCGCTCGAATTTATAGGTCGGAGTGCTTATCTCCAGAAATCTTTTGGTTCTTTCGTATCCCAGACTCTTGAGATATTGCGTTATTTCGCGCAGGTCTTCATCCCCAATAATCTCCACATAAAGCAGGGGCTTATGCTTGCGTATAGTTTTTTCTGCGCCCTTCAGCACGTCCAACTCCATTCCCTCAACGTCTATTTTCATGCAGTCAACCGACTTTTCGCCCAACGAGTCAATGGTGATTATGCGCGTGTATCCCTGATCACTTATCTCGAATTTGCTTAACCCCATGTTCTTATCTGAGATTACCAGAGAATCTCCACGACCACAGACCGAGCCGACCGCAAACGGATATACGCACACGTAGTCATATAAGCCGTTGATATAGAGGTTGTTGATTAACGCCATTACCAATTGAGCACACGGCTCGAATGCCTTTACCCACGCCTTACATATTCCGGCGAGATATATCGTATGATTGCCGAAGTTCGCTCCGATGTCATAGACAACCGCACCGGGCTTAAGGCTCGCGGCCATGTCCTCCAGCATCTCAATCTCGTAGAACGCGCCACGCTTGGCGATTACGCGCCCGATGTGATCGATGTCGGACACCGGCTCAATATGGTATTTCCGCCCGCGATAATCGAATGATATCATTTCGTCTCCTTTGCCATTTCGGACAATATTCGATAGGTCTGTCCGGCGTTAGTAATGTAAGACATGCAGTTGCCGACCTTGCCGGATACGGTATTCGGCTCAAGCATTTTCCATAGTCTAGGCAGGTTGATTCCATGGAATCTGGCGTCTCGAATATGAGCGGGCAGGCAGTATCGAAATGGACGGTCAATCCAATATTGCAAATCGGGATTGCAGGGCTCCGATGCGCCCAGGAATACCCGCGTTACATACGCAGGCGTTAATCCTTTTTCAGGGGCGACCGTATCCATGGCCACATCAACCATCGTTGTCGTGTGAAATCCTATCCGAAGGATTTTCGCGTGGTCGCCATATTCGGTTGCCAGCTTATACCATGGTGTTCCGATACCGCAGGGAGTGCCGATATAATCATGGTTGGCAACTAGGCGTTTCGCGTCCGCGCCCCATGCAAGCATCGAAACGCAGGGATGGATTGAACGATAGACGCCAGGTACCAATCGCATCGCCTGTGGAGTACGACCATATATGGGCGTCTCGAACCCGTGCCAGATTTTTACAGGTTCTTTAAACCAAGGCGGCCCACACCTGGAATGTCCCGCAAGGCACAGCGTCCCTTCTTTTCCAATAACGTCTTGGAAGGCGTGTATTAAAGCATATTCTCCAAGTTCTATCCAACCTATTGCCTTCATTGAAATATGCGCCAGCACAATATCCCCGCGCTTCAGGCCGATATTTTCAAGGTCGCGTTGCAACGTCTCTTTATTGATCACCGGCTTGGTCTCCTTTCAGCCCTTCTGATTGCCCGAAGCGTCTCGATTACATCTCTCGGGTTGCGTTTGGTTCGCTGAACTATTTCCCAGTTCCGATTCGATTGCTTGCCTTTCGGGGCCGGTTCGTGCCAGACGTGGACAGTGTGGTTGGTCGCCGCCTCATATTTGCCCGGAGTCTGTCCGAGAATATACGCGAGCCTGAACGAATACTCCACGTCTTCATGGCCCCAGCCGAAGAGCTCATCGTTCCAGCCGCCGGATAAATCATAGACTATCCGCGACATGATTATGCCTGCGCCTACGCCACCGTTAGTCGCCGCTACGGACTTCGGCATATCCTTAAGACCGGGCACATCGAACCCGAACCGGTTATGCTTGCCTATGTTCTTTTCGACCGTGTATTCTTCGGGAAGCCTTATCGCGGTTCGGCACGCCGGAAAGCATACGAGCTTCTTGTCTATAAGCATGTTTATTCTTAAGAAAATATCCTCGCCGACCATCAGGTCGATATCGGAGAAAAACAACCAGTCGCCCGATCCTCTGTTTGCACCTGCGTTATGAGCGCGTGCCGTTGACGGTTCAGCAGATTCATAGTCGCACAGCATAAACTTTATCCACGGCTTCTTAATCACATGGTTAAGAACAATCTCTTGGAATCGTTCGCGGTTATCGTCTCCTGATTTCTTCAAGACAAGATACAAGGTTACGTTCATGTCGCGTGGAGGTTTTGCGTTAGCAAGGCATTTAAGAAGGCACTCAAGTTGATACACTCGATCCCCGTAGCACGGGACAATCATGTCCAATGTTCTCATTGGCTGGCTCCTGTTATCCAAGACAGCTCTCTCCCATTGTAACTGAAGTGTTTGCAAATATCCTTACCATAACATTTAACCACAATAGTACGCCTGGAATCCATAAGGCTTACGGTTTCGCTTGTTTTAGCCATAGACGCAACCAATTCATGGACTGTCTTTGCGGTATCAAGCGAACCCTTAAAGAGCATTACGGCAACTGGAACCGTTCCGTTTGTAATTTCAACCGTGTAACAATTCTTGTCGTTAGACCATGGATGGTATTCTTCAAAATCTCCGGCCACATCAGCGTTTTCTTTCGATTCAGATTCCTTTGCGTTCAAGAGGTCTTTCACTGGAATATCCCGCAACGTTCTGTATCCACTGCAACAGTGCGGGCAATCCTCTAGTTTCGGATTGCCGTCAACTATGCCCGTTGCCCCGCACTTCTCGCAAGGCACATGTAGCTCCGGGATTATGGCGCGACGCAGGTCTCCATATCGTTCAGTTCTCTTGGTCATTGTCTTTCTCCCATTGTTCCCTTGCCCCCGCCAGCGCAAAAGCACACGCGCCAAACATCAGCAGGGCGATTATGGCGATTGTTGTCATTGCTTGGCCTCCAGCCATTCGGCGACGATCTCCTCGATGGATAAATTCATGTCCCGCTCCTTTCGATTTCCTTAACCTCATCGACCATCTTCTCCATGTTCTCCACACTTGACCCCTTTGGAAACATCCCGTAAGCCTCCGCGCTTCCCATCTCCGCGATGTTTTTCTTGTCATTATCCGACAAGATCACAACGACCGGCGTTTCGTTGGGGTCTATGCGCTTGTATTCGCCCTTTTCGATCACGTATATCCTCATTTCCCGCTCCTTTCAATGTCAAACTATTCCCATTTTGGCGAACTCGTCTATTACATCACATGAAAACCCCGGCCCGCCATGATGATTATTGAACTCCTGATCTCGGATGGTGTTCAGCCCCAGTTGGCATAACTCCCGCAACTTGCGGTTTTCCTCGGCGAGTTGCCCCAAATCTACAACAGATTCGGGCGGAGTGATGGACGCGGGCAAGGATTTCTTCTGATACAGTTTGACGGCACGAATGATCCGCTTGCTCACATCTTCGAAATTGGTAACAATCATCCCCAAGCGCATGTCTTGATGCTCGAGTGCCAGAAACTCCGGCGAATACGCTTCGTCCTCTTTTGCCAATTTCGCCATTTCGCGCTGTAAGCGTAGCCGCTCCTCATTACGCTCCATTTTCTTTTCCATCAACCGCGCGTATTCCGTTGCCGCCTCCACGATTTCTCGCTCCATTTCGTTCATTTCCCGCTCCTTTCATTCAGTTCTGATTCGATGCGATCAAGTTCGTTTTCCACTGCCGGAAGCCGATGACCTACCGGCGCAGAATCCAGCACGAAACGAACTCGCCTTATCGCCGCCCTGAAACAAATCTCCACCGTATGCGCCTCCGCTCCGTCAGGCCGCATACTTGCGCACACCGGACATGTTTTAATGTATTTCATTTCCCGCTCCTTTCCCTTTCTTCGCGCTCCTGTTCTTCTCTGGCATATTGAGACCATAGCCGTTTTTCCTCTTCTCGTTTCATCTCCTCCTGATGATACTCGTCTAGAATTTTCGGGCACTTATTGTTTTCGTGCCAGCCGCCGCAATATGAGCACCGGATTAGATTTGCCTCGCTCATAATCCGCTCCTTTCAATCCCGTAACGCGCAATCATGCAGGCGTCGCGGGCGTGTTCGCTTGGCCTTCGGCCTTCATACTGAAATAAGCCGTCAAATATCGCAACGTCGATTTTCATTCCCGCCTTGCGGCGTTCCTGCTGCGCGTCCTCATTGCGTTTCATTACTCATCCCTTTCCACTTCCAGCACCAGCCGCCCGGCGATCTCGATCAGCGCGGCCTTGATATCATCCTCCATCGGGCCGAGGTCAATTGCCTTAAGTTCTCTCCAGGCCGCACGGCAACCACTGGGCGTGCCCAAGATACATTGGCGTTTGTGTATCCAATCGACCGCCTCTTTTGCCCATTGCGCCTTGATCATCATTTCGTCCACCTTATGGCGCAGTTTCGCTCCGGCCTGCTGAACTATCTTCTCGCCTGCGCTCATTTCATTCCAGTTCATTTTTCGGCTCCTTTCCTGTCCACAACCGCCCGCGTTCCCCGCTGTCCAGTGGCGATTATTTTGCCCGTCTTGGTGACGTAAACCTGCAATTCGCCCTTCTCGGTTTTAATTCCGATCCAGACGCGCCCGTCCGCGCCGCCATACCAACGCTCTACTGTGGCCGCGCCGAATTGGAAGCCAAACTCCGTTATCCCGCTTCGCATTGTCCCGCTCCTTTCAGTTACCATAGACCTAAATCGCAATCTGATTTTTCGGTCTTATCCGTTATCCACAATTCCCAATATCGCTCGAAGGTCGAGCTCCGCTTTTCCGGTGGGCGGCTTTCCCAGTATTTACGCGCCGCCCTCTGGTATTGTTTCAGGTAGCCCGGCCACCGCTCGAATTGGATGCGCCTCTGGCGTTCCATCCCGAACGGACAGCCGATGCAACCCAATCTCTTAAAGCCCTCGTCATACAGCCTGCAATATGGCAGATTTTGAGCATGTATAAAGTTCCAAACATCTGCGTCCGTCCAGTAGAGTATCGGGCAGACAGCTTTGCCTCCGCTCATCGCAGGGGTAAACACCTTCCATCGTTGTGCCCTTGCTGCACTTTCGGCGGCTCTTATACCTAATAGCTGCACGTCTGTTTCACCATTTGCCATATGTTTATATATCCTACAACACCAGCGAGCTATCCGAGTGGGCAGCCCCTCATGCTCTACATAACGGAAAAACGGCTTGTTCGCCCGTTTCCATTGAACGTCCGGATAATGTTCGCGCATATACTGGATTAGTTCCGGCGGGTCGATGGTGGTTACGTTGTATATCGCCTGATATTTTACACCGGCCATGTCCGCCAATCGCTTGATGACAATACTATCCTTGCCACCAGAGAATGCGAGCTTATAACCATCAGGAGATAAATGCTCGAATAGCTGGAGCGTTTTAATCGCCTTGTCTATTTTTTCTGGCAGGGACAAGCCCCAGCCCAAAACGCATAACTGCTTATCCAACATCCGCTCCTTTCAGTTTATCCATCGCCTCTTTCACCGCCGCATTCCGCGCAGTCAACATCTATATCGACAGATATTTCCACATCAATTTTATCGGATATCTCTGCGGCTACAACATTCCCGGACATGTCAGCTCTCCCTTTCTATGATTTTATTCGACCAGTATGGGAGGGGCGAGCCGAAGCCCGCCCCCCAAGAACCAATAACTTGTTAGCCGCCACCGTGGTATTCCGGATGGATTTCCGCCGGATTACGAGAGATTCTGGCGATCCACGTTGATCCATCGTAACAGCAAACAAACAGAACGAAGTCTTTTGTCCACGCTGTCATCGGCGGGCAACCCTCTGTTCCGAATCCATTGTCGTACTCGAAGTTAAGATGCTTTTCGATATCAGACCAATCGAGAAGTTTGTTGGTTATCTCTGGCGGGATCTGTTTGAACTTGTGATCCCAGCCATCATTACCACCGACAATAATCTTTTCGATCTTTTGTCCGCAAGCCGCTTTAAGTATTTCGCTCTTGAAATTAACCATGTTCCTATCTCCCGTTGTTATCCATAGTATTTTTCGCTGGCGAACGACAGAAGGATTTCCGTGTCGTCTGCGGTTTCCAGTATTTCCAGTGTGCGCTTCGCGTCATACATGACCTTGCGAGCCTTGGATATTGCTTTCGCCTTCAACAGCGCGATAGCCTTTCTGGTCATCTCCTCGAATGGAACCAAGGTCTCGCCCCATCTGGCAAGGATATAGTTTTCGGCTTGCCACGCGTATTGCTTGTTTTTCTTTATTCCGACGAGAACCGGATCATCCTTCCCGGCCTTCGGATGCCAGACCGCGATCTCGTCGAAATAGGACATGTCCCTGCAATGCGCGACGATCTGCATGACGCGCAAAGGGATGATGCCGTCCTTGTATTCTTCGATCCTGGTCTTATTAGGCATGAGCGCGCTATAGACCGCGAACTCCTCCTCGCTCATCAGGCGATAGGGCATTCTGGCCTGTGTGTTTCCGTCTGCGTCGGTTGATATGAGAGATTTCTGGCCTTCCAGTCCGAGCGATTCGGCAAGCAATATCGCTTCCTTATCGCACTCAATAATGCCTTCGGCGTTCATCTCCGTGACTTCGTAGGTTTCGATCTGCATGACTTTGCTCCTGTTTAGTTTATTGTAACACTCATCCATCCACGGTTCAATACTTCTTTGAGAACATTTTACCGCATATTATCTCCTTTCGATCTTGGAGCACCACGAGCAACGCTCGCCATAAGGCACGTTTCCTTTCCTGACGGTTCTCGGCGCATAATGCTCGATGTCCTTCTTGAGGTCGGAAACCTTTCTCCTCGCTCTTGCGGGCATGTCGGCGTTTGCAAATGCGTCCTCGAACTCCGCGAATCGTTCGGACATATTGAGAAAATTGGCTCGGCAATTCCCGCAATAATAAACTCCCGGTTCCATTTCGACCCATTCGCCACGTTCGTCTTCGGTGAACTCTCTTATGTCCGGTCGGTCGGGCGAGTTATTTGTTCTCATTGATAGTCTCCTTGTGTTTCTCGATCTCCATTTCCCAATGCTCGTTTTCCCATTTGCGGGCTTGCTTGGTTTTCGGCCATAGCGCAGACCACGAAGGTCCGGATTCCCCGCAGAGAATACATCTCATCGACTTCCGGCATGACGTATTATGCCAGTGGACGATTATCGACCTCGCCCTACTTCTCGGATTGTCCTTGCGATACTCTCTTACCAACGCTTGTTCGATCTTGAGCTTTTCGTCCATGTTCATGGCCTTGCTCCCATTTGGAATTTTCCAAGATACAGGTCTCTGCTTATTCCGGCTCTTGTCTTGAGCTTCGGCATACCGGACGTTACTCCCTGTATGACGATCTCGTTAGGCTTGTTCGCTTCGTGAATTTCGGTTATCGACAGCTTGCCATTGATAACCATATCGCCGTATCCAAGCACAACGAACCAGACCGCCTGCGGCTTCTTCGCCAGCTTCCTGTAAAGCTCATCCTTGATTGATTTGGGCGCGGTAATCGTCACGAGTCCCGACACCAGTCCGTAGAAACTCATACTCGTCTGTTCGGTTTCTTCGGAGCATACGTCAAGAAGAGTTTCCTGCTGTACGCACGTGATCCCGACCATAGAAGCCTTGAACCTTACGGTCGATATCTGGACGCCAGCCTCATAGAGTGTGGTTGTCCAGTTAGTCCGCTCGTTCTCCATCCTTGCTCTCCCTCGATATCCTCATTGCGATCCGTAGCACTTCACCATCGCTCAAGTCCAGTTTATCCATGAAGTCGTTGACCATCTTGAGCGACGGTCGCCGGTTCCCTCGTTCGACCTGACAATAGTATGGTTTCGACACTCCAAGCATCTCCGCCATATCTTTCTGCCTGATACGCCTCTTGAGCCTTATCTCCCTCATCGTCCGTCCAAGCGATAAACTTCCATCCATTCCATTCTCTCCTCTGTTCATCAACAGTATATACATCTTTCTAAAACGTGATTAACTGTAACGCTTGTTACTCATCGGACTATACAGACGTTTGATTAACAGACTGTTAATCACAAATTAGAAAGATACATATAGTATTGATTAACTGTTAGGGTTATCCATCTCATCCAGTAATTCTTTAGCCATCATATCCATTGAACCGTCCGCATGAAGCATTGACAGGAACACGATCTCTCTGGCGTTTTTCTCGTCCTTCATGGCTAACGAGCCTAGCAATGTAAAAGAGACCGTTTCGATAAGCGTATCGAAATCATAGGCTTTTATGTCCATGTCTAGAATGATATTATCTATTAAGCGTTTTGATTCCGCGAAATAACGGTCTCGTTCTTTTTCGTCCAACTTGAACAATTTCATGTTTTCTCCTAATCCCAGAGCATTGACATCGTGCCGACATGCTCGTCGGACACGCGCCATGAGTTCGCTTTGGGGAACTTGTTAGAGGTCGTCTTCAGCAGTCCGAGCGCATGAAGCTCTTTGCACGTCCGGTCAACCATTGAATATGAGAGTCTGCAATGGTCGGTAATATCCGTAGTGCTCCCGTGCTCATATTCGAGAAGATATTGGAACACGGCCATGCGTCGATACGGCATACACGATTCGCAGGAGTGCCGCAAGACCTCTATCGCCAGGTCGTCCTGCATCCCTAACGCATTGAGACCAAGATACAGTTTGACCAGTTGCTTCTCGAGCCTTGACCCGCTCTCGAACCTTGGGACTTCGATTATCTCCTGCGAGGAGCCGACGACCTCTGTCCTCAATATCGCGGTCGCATAAGCCATCTTGTTGACCTTATCAACTATGGAATCAGATATCGAAGGCTCTTCGTTCTGATACTCTCTGTCCAGTTCCATCATGAAGTCTGCGACTGCCGGGAATATCGCCGGGTTCATTTTGTTATTCGGCGGCACCACGGTTCGTTTGACCCGATAGTAAAGGAATCGTTCGCCAAGCTGACCGGCAAACATCTTGTAACGTTCTATCTGGTCGGTGCAAGCCGCGACAAAGTTGAACTTGAGCGTGTATTCCCGTTTGAACATCCCGAACTGCTTGGAGACATGTCCGTCGTAAGCCTCTCTGAACATGGCGAATATGGTGGCGGTCTGGATATAGCCCTGCGACAATATGGTTCCGAAATCTTTTGCCAGCAGGGTATGTCCGTCGAGTTCGGAGAACAGGCTCGGATCGCAACCCTCTCCACCGTATCCGCTTATCAGCGCGGCTGGCGTAACACTGCTTACCAGCTTAACGTCTCCGGTCTCTTTGAGAAGCTCCATAGGGATTGTTTTGCCATACGAAGGCGGCGCAACCCCCATAACCCATAACGGGTTTCCGCTCCATTTTCTCGTCGCATGTGTCGCGGCAATCACGGAGAAGAAATCGTTATAGATTACGTTGCACTTCCCGAAGATGGACATCATGTGATCCCAATCTTCTTTCTTCATTCCGCGATCCTTTCTTAACGGGCGCGGTCGAGCGCAAGCTCAAGCGCATCCTCTTTCATCCGCCTGGACTTCCCGAACCATATCGAGTTCAGTCTTGATTCCTCGGTTCGATAGTTGACATGCCAGTCAATGTATTCGATGAATGCTTGGTACCCTCTGTACCACGTACACCCGAGCATGTCGTTCTTATTGTTGTTATAGATGTCTTTGGCGCGGATGAACAGCTCATCGACCTTCTTGGAATCAACCAGCAATGTTCTTACGTATTCCTCGAAGTCCAGCATGTCCATCCTTCGGTTCTGAAGGAACGACATCCTCTCAATAAGCTCGTTCGATTCCTTGGTTATGGCATTGAAGACGATATCGGAATACTTGATCTGTTCGGCGATGTTCTTCGTGTGCCGGAAGTTGATTATCCCCGCGCTTTTTCTGATTGCGGTCGTCAGCATGTTAGAACACATTATCCGGACAGGCGTGATCATGACCGAGATGGAGTGGTTGCCGCAGTGTCCGTTGACGAGCACCACATACATATCGACCGAATCCTTCCCGTCTATGAGCAGGCTGTTGCACGTGAGCTTCGCCATTATCCATATCTTCTTGCCGCCCTTGAGTGAACCGGCCTTGACGTATTCCGCTTCGCCGGACTGAACAATGTTGTCGAAGAAACGGAACGCTTCGATGTTCTGGACGGGCTGGTAGTCAAGCCCTACCACTCCGAGCGGCTTGACATCTCCGTTAGGGTCTCGCCTGACAGTCGCCATTCCATCGACGACATATCTCTGCGAATAGTTGTCCACGAAGAACAACTGCTCCTTGGTCACTTCCCAGTCCAGCCTGGCGCATCTTATCGCGTCCGCAGACGAACTCACGCCTTTCGGAATCTCGATTGAGCTTGGAACGATTATAGACATGATTCATTCTCCAATAGGTTATGAGAGCGACAGAGCAATATGCTCCATCGCCCTCATTAACCGGTTAATTGTTATGCCGAATCCTTCAGGACGTTCTTGATCGTTACTCGTTCGACTCGCTCAAGGCAGACCTCTTCCACCAGCCTCGCAATCTCATACGAACCTTCGGGCATGGTCTTGCTCTTGACTTCCTTCTTGAGCTCCGCAATCGCTTTGGCCGCGTTGTCGCACTCGAACATTTTAGAGATCGCTTTCTCTCCGTCCGGCTGATACGTCCCGATTACATAGTAAATCGCCATCAGTGTTTTCTCCTAGAACAGCGTTCCTGTTTGCTCCGGTTTCTTCCGCATTGATTTGCGTTCGTCCGGACTCAATGTCTTCATATCGCATGGAGCGCATATCGAACCGACCACCTTGTCCAGAGACTCTTTGTCTCCGATAAGAGCCGATTCACCTGCGGCCTTGAGCCTACAGTCCGGATTCTCCATAAGACCGTTCTTGATGAAGTCCCAGACCGAACCCTCGACCCACTTGTTCTTCGCGCTCCACGCATCCAGTTTGGTGAGCTTTACCTGTCTGCCGCTGAACAGATTGACGGAGCCAATCGAGACTGCGGCAATAAACGCCTTGCTCGGCGTGTTCTCTTCCATGCACCTTATCAGATCCGACAGGTCAACCATGTGATAGTCCGGCTCTATGAACAGCCATGCTAATTCAGGGATGACCGGTCTGGTGATAAGACGCCCGGAGAGCGGGGCAATCTCGTAAGATATCCCAATCTCTCCGGGTCGTTTGTTCGCAAACGTCTTCAGTCGTTCGATTTGCTTCCAGTCATACCACGGCTTAAGCAACGGTCTGCGTGAGAGAAAAGAAAGAGACATGGAAGGCTTGCCGGTTTCCGTCCGAGTTATGCGTCCTATCTCTGTTCGTCTCGTCTCCACGAACTGTTCGTATTCTGATACGCTCGCCGGATTGTTTATGCCCATGCTCCTTATTTTTGAACGAAGCTCTCTTTCTGCGGCTTCGACGTGGAGAAGCGCGTCGTTCGCATCGAACTTAAGCGAGTTGGACTGCCTTAACTCCAGCGCGAGCCGATAGTCCAGCGCATAGACATCGTGGGATATTTCGCCCAGGAGGTTTGCGCCGGCCAGAAAAAGCATCCTTGCGTTCAGTGGATATACCATTGAGCTGGCAGATAAGTCAACCCGGTTAGTCTGGACGCCTGCGAGCCGGATGTCAAAGCACCGGTCAACCGGAACCCAGTCAGGAAGCATACCGTTAACGATATCGTGGACAACGAACAGGTCTTGGTCTTTATAGAGAGATTCGGCTTGCGAACTGTCGCCAGTCCACTCCTTCTCTCCGTCATAGACCTCTACGTTAGATAGTGAGTTGTCCTCTGTTTTTCTCGGAAGTATCGCTATCATCTGGCCAAGCCTTTCCATGTTTCTTACAACATCTCTTGCAGATCCATTTATTGCTGTCAGCCATCCTGATCCGTTTAAGCACGCGAACGGCTTCGCATAATTCGCAACATCTGATTACAGCCATTACGGTGCTCCTCGAATAAAAGGAGCCGAGCGACCTTGTTCAGATCGCCCGACTCCATTGGTAACCGGATCAGAACGATACCGCGCCACCCTTGCGCACCAGAGAATTGATGTAGATGTTGGTGCGTTCGGTTCCGTCCGGCATGGTCTTTACTTGCACGGTGATATCCACCACCATGTCGGACATTGAGCCGATAGCCTCGTTAATCTTTGACAGATCGTCGCAGGCCAGTCCGACGATGCCCATGTCGGCCTTGAGATAGCCAACGCCGCGTTCGTCGAGCGAACCGTCCTTGCCGATGATGTTCCAGGACTTCGAGGTCTTGCGTCCGATGAGGGTTGCGTCCGGCGCGCTGACGACCTGAAGCTGTACTCGAGCGCGAACCGCACCGTCCTTATCCTGCCTGACGACGCCCTCGCTCATCTGCGCCTGGTAACGACCGGCAGGCAGATCGTAGCCGCCAACCGCTGAAGGCTGGACAGACTTGTAAGCCTCGTTCGCCTTTGCTAGCAAATTACGTATATCCATCTCACGNCTCCTAATTGCGCAGAAAGATTAACAGAAACGCCTGACACTCCATAGTTATCAGGCTCCGAACTCTTTAAGGAGCTGCGCAACCCCCTTCTCGAGTTCGAGTTTAAATCTCTCGAATCCTTCCTTCGGGCTTGACTCAAGACTTATCCGAGCGGGAAGGTAACGCAACCGACCGCCAGCCTCTATGCTTGGGGTTGGCTGACATATTGCGACCCGCTGCATCTGGATTACACCATCTTCGCTCTCCGTCTCTTCGATTGCTATGTAGATGATGACATCGCTCCAGCCTACCACGACACGTCTCGGGCTATCGGACAGATCAGGTACCATGCGATCAATCTGCATGGCGTCCCTGACTTCCTCTATGCCCTTGGTGTGCGCGATAAGGACGACGCCGAACCCAGCCTTGTAGAGCGTGTCCAGCATCGCCTGAAGCCTGCGGTTAACGGCGTCGTATCCCTGACCGTATCTCATCTGCGAGATGTGGTCAACCCGGTTCTCCTTGGCGACAGCATCGCACAACATGGCGTATGCTTTGGAGATCGGGTCGATGATGACCGTGCGGGCAACACCATCCTTGCTTTTCTGATCGACAAGCATTTGGACGGCGTTCTGGACATCAGACCACGAGGATATCGGCACTCGTCTGACCGGCAGAAACAGACTGCCGGACTCGCAGTCGAGAACGATTGGTTCCGGCCATTGACAGGCCAGGGTGGTCTTACCGACTTTAGGCCAGCCATGAATCAGGAACCTGAACTGGCTGAACGAATCAATCGGTTTATTTACGTCCGGTAGTTCCACTTTGAGTCTCCTGTTTTGAGGGTAAGGACAATACTACATCTACGGCTAACCGCTTGTCAAGTGTTTCGCTATCGCATGGTTTGTCTCCTTTCTATCACTCCACAATATTAGGTAGTTCGCAATTGTTATAGTTCCAATCGGTTGCTGTTGGTCATCCGACTAACTTCTTAAGATATTCTATGGTCTCTTTGTCGCAGAACACCATAGGGCATGTTGTTCCGTCTTGGTTCTTCTTTAGGTTTTTCTCTCCGAACAGTTCGCAAAACACTTTCTCTCTTATGTGGACGATGTCGCCGGTTCTGTACGCGTCTTCCATTTTGTTTACCATGTTGCCGGATACGTTTGATTGCGATTCGTCGATTCCAACCATGGCGATATATCCATCTTCAAAGAGCTTTTGGTGCTCTTCGCACAACTGGTATTTATACGGGTCTGTCTTCCCGTTTTCCGGGAATACCGGCTTGAGTCCCCTGTGGATAAGAACTTCTCCAGTCTCGAATGTCTGTCCACAGACCGGGCATATAGCTCGTCCAAGCCCGACATAACTTCCATTGCTCATCTTGATTCCTTTCTCTGTTTTTCAAGGATCGTCCGCACATCAAGCAGATGCGCGTTCCTCAAATCGCGCCGACCCAGCTTGTCCCAATGGTCAGCTCTCTTTTGTATCCTTTCCATCTCCGTCTTCGTCTCCTTCCTCAGACTCTTCATCTCTTGCGATTGCCTCCTTATACAAGCTCTCGAGAAGCTCCGGCAAACCCTCTTCAAACCGGTTAATGTTTACCATTCGCATCCCGTATCGTTTGCCGCCGGTCTCCGACATGTAAATGTTCCCGAACGGCTGACCGTCGTATTCACTCTTGCTGTGAAAGCTGATGTGCACGAAGTTGAAAGGCGGATGATTCTTCAGGAACCCCGCTATGATTTCCGACGGTTTCGCGCACTCGCAAGTCTTTTTCACTTCCTTCATGCTATCTCTCCATAAGTTCTTCGTTATAGGAAACCAACGCTTCCTCGAAGCTGGTCTCCGCAAGATTGACACCAGCATCCAGTATGCTGTCCGCCCACAGAATGTGTCCGATGAGATATCTCAATGAGTTGCGGTACACTTGCTGGTCTCCATATTCCCAAAATCTTATGCAAGCACTACTCGCGCGGTAGTCCACATTGGTTTTGCACAATGAGATACCGTAAAAGGTTACGCTGCTATTTATGCACGCCAACTCCAAGCTATGACAGGTTCCATATTTCTTGTTGTATTGCGCGCACATTCTCGCCCATGCGCATATTGTATTTTGGGTCTGGCAAAGAAATGTTCCTACGCGGTTTATGTGGCAGTGCGGACAACCAATTTCCACCGTAACCTTGGCTCTGCCAAACTCGTTGTACCCACCGATCCCTCTGATAAATTCTTGTGGACTTTCGATGAGCCACTTGAGGTTTAAGAGAAGTTCCATGTTTCGACGCCTTATGACCTCAGCCTGCTCTTTCGTGGTTTCCACCATGGAAAGAACCTCTCGTTCGCGTTCATTCATAGATTGGGAAGCATCGTAATTATCGAACTCCCTCATGGATGATATTATCGCTTTCGTATTCATTTGCTGGTTTCCTTTTAGCTGACGGTTTCGACTCTGACTTTGGCCACCCTTATCAGAGGGTAGGACTCCTTGTTGATGGTGCAGTCCTTCTCATACAGAGGAAGCACTCCCCCTTCGACCACACTGAAAGTCATGTAGTCGATCCAGAGTTCGTTGTTAGGGTTGCTCCGTATCGCAACCCACAAGGTGCTCTTCACCTTTGCTCTCCTATCCAAACTGTCCATTTCTCGTTCCTTAAAAAGAGATCTCTTGCGCAGGCTCTTCCTTGTCTTCCAGTTCCCTTAACGGGTTAACCACTTCGTATTGTCCAAGAATGTTTGGGCGTTCTCCCATAACACACAACGGGACATAAGCGCAAGTTCGACCACGCGCCCAGCATTGTCCAGCCCAGACGTTCTGCGGATAGTAGCCGGACAACTCCATCCTATCCATCTCCACGGCGCAATGCTTCATGACACGCGCCGCCTCGATAATGGATTCGTCCGAACGCATGGCGTTCTGGTGGCCGAATAAGGATTGACCAGCCGCAATGTAGTCCGGCTCAACCCTGTCCAGATACGTCTCAACATCCTCACCGACCCGCCGATATATCCTTGGCGTGCATATCACGTCATAGATGACGCCCTCGACCGGGATACCGTTCTGCTTGCACAACCAGATGTATGCGGATATTTGACCGTCCAACGAGACCTTCTCGAGGTAGTCCATGTCCAGCTTGCTAGAGGTGGTCTTGTGCTCAAGCACCCAGGGCTTGCCGCCAACCTCAACAATCGCATCGACCTTACCGGCGATAGTCATGTCCTCGAACGGAGCCTCGAACACCTTCTCGACCGCAATTACCTTGGTTGTCTCGAGCCATTCCTGCCAGAATATCTTGTATCGATTGGCAAGGAACTCCCCGATCCGATACGAGTCGTACTCGTACGGGTCAAGCCCGCCATGGATAACCAGCGGCTCCTTGCCTTCCAATATCGCTGCCACTTGCTCGTGGAACGATATGCCTACGATCATCTGTCCGGGCAACTTGATACTGCGGAACCCCCTTGCGTATGCCCAATAGTAAGCCTTTGGACACCGCATGAAGTATCCGCACATAGACGAAGTAACGATTCTGTCCTTCATTACGCTCCCTTTCATATTTCGGCAATGCTGAATACCATCACCGGAGTAAAGTCTCCGATGATAACGACCGTATCGTAACGAATGGCCGGAACCAATCCGGCTTCACCCAAAACCTCTCTTCCGATTTCATTTGAAAAAGGAGCCCTGCTCTCCCAATACTTGTCCATAACTCCCTTGAGAGTGCGATAAACTTGCCGTGATCGAACCGGAAAAGATGAGAGCATCTCACCTTCCGTGTACCCGACGAACAGTATAGACCTGCCGGAGTTGACTTCTTTGATCTCTTTGCTGGCGGTAAAGTAGTCTTGGTACGCGAACATGCCGGGGTCTGCGGTCGTAGTATGTCCAATCTGGTACGCACGTACCAAACCAGCAGGGATCATTCCGGTCATGGAAGACAATCCCACGACGCCGGTTCGATCTGTGCCTTCTACCCAATCTAGTTGGTTAGGGATGAAGAGGCACGCCTGCTTGAATATAATCTTCCGGTTCGGGATTTTGGCGTGCATCAAATCGACAATCTCCTTCATAATCGGGAAACGGCTATCGTAGCCGTCTATAATTCTATCGATTTCCGGTTCGCAACCGTAGCTGCGCAAATACCTTTTGGCCACAAACCTCACGTGATCCTTCGTTCCTCGAATCATTTCTTGGACTCCTGTAACAGGTTATAGAATTCCCCAAACTCCCGATGGAGTATAACATACAACGGCTCAAACGATTCCATGAGAACGACCGGATCCAAATAGAGGTCGCCTGTTAATTGAATACATTCCGGGCCGCTCCAGATCCGTTCCACGCTTTCCTTTCTTTGCGGATACGTCAACAATTCGCTAATTAACTTCGATGATATCTCTGCGGCAAACCGAGCGGAAACTCTCAGCTTTGTGCCTTGGTGAGAACCGACCATTATGGCGGTGGACGTGTCCCATCTGGCTAAGCTCTCTGCGTTCCCCCACCGGCTGTATCCGAATAGATACCCGACCGGAGCTGTGGTTACGTGTCCGACCTTGTAAACTTTTATAAGGTCTGCGGGCAATGAATAGGAGACGCTCATCCCGAACCCATCGTGATCGTATATGGAGTCCGGGTACCAGAGGACGGTTTTATAAATCTTGTCAGAGATATTTGCAAGGTTTTGGATTGCTTTCTCCCTTTCGTCTTCCGAAGTTCCTCCGGGGAACCTTCGGTTTGGCGCGGCTAGATGCTTAATCAGCTTGGACATTTTTCTTTCCCTTCCACTCGAAGATGGGCTTATAGGAGTAAGCCCACGCTATATTATAGTGGGCGTCCTCAACCGTCGGGACACCGTGATTTGCGACTTCTTTCCAATAGTTCGTAATTAAAACTTCCGGCTCAACCACATACGGCAGGTTGTAAACGTCGGAGTTGGACATCAGTTCTATTCTTGGGCTCACCAACCCGATGGTAAGCCTCAGGACTCCCAGCTTGCTTGGATGGCCGAAAGTCATCCCATACAACGGGAACCGGTTAACTAACAGACCGCAGATCACTCCGTCCTTGCTTGGCGCGGTAGTCCACTGTCCAATCTGATAGTGGCGTTTCATCCATTCGGGGAGACTGCTTGCCGTCAAACTGTCTCCATTTTCATTGATGTCTTTCCACGCCAGAGGCGTCATCCCTATGCGCTGGGATTCCATAACCGCCCAGGCAGACAATTCCACCTCGTCCTCCCAGGTAGCGACTGGAAAGGTTTCGGGAACTATTATCTCCCGCTTCTCAACCAATTCCCTCAATACTTCCTCGAAACAAGTGTCCATTACTTCCTCTCTTTCTTTGCCTTCAGGAGCCGCCACACGTGCTGTGGTACTCCATGAAGGTCGTAGTATCCCACTAGCCGACCATTCACATGATGACGTTCCGGCGGGACAAACTGCTCCTCTATGAACCGAGAAGGAAGACCGTGGCGGCGCGCCCACCACCAGGCGGGATGCAGTCCGCGTTTCTCGGCATGTAGCGCGCCGCCGCTCTTGTTCATCCTGCTATTCCTTTCTTTCGGCTTCCGGAGAAAGCATTACGACCTTCCCCCGGACGCCGCCGATAACCATGTCCCAGCCTTCGCCACGAATTACATACTCCACTCGCTCCGGCTTGGGGTCTGTCCTCGGGCCATGACCACATGGCCTTTTGACCAGGGCGACCGCTAAGGTCGTCCCGATCAATAATCCAGCTGCGAATGGGACAACCTTGTTAATCAGCATCTAGGCTCTCCCTTAACTCCCGTTCCTCGTTCCGGATCTCCGCCAGCTTTTGTCGGACGATATCTAGGGCAATGCCGTAGATAACGTCTGATATATCCGACCCATGTTCATCCAAGAACCTTTCGGCCTTGGATATCCCGATGTTGAATTCATCGGATATCGTCCTTGCGTCTATCGCGATTTCCATTGTTTTCCTCTCCTATCTTATCCGTTTGCCGCCGCTGGACGCCTGGTCGGCAAACTCAATAAACGTATCCTTTACCGTGTCCAACACGGACGCGGCCGTAAGCAATCCGGCCTCTACCAGCTCCTCTAGAGCCAGCATCCATTCCTCCATCTTGGAATCGAACGCGTCCCTTCCCTCGTCCTCCAGGAAGGACTTCATATTTTCAACGAACTTCGTTTTCATTTCATTCTCCCCACTCACCGGGATCGTTCAGCCAATTGCGCTCGTATTCGAGCCAATCGGCTTCCAGCTTCTTTTCCCGTTCGGCTTCTTCCTGCTCCCATTCTTGGGATGCGCAATCAGCACAGAACCAAGTCTTGCGCCACGCTTCGGATCGAGGCATGAAACATCCATGCCGGCAAACGTAATACGATCCGGCACAACTGCAACCGTCAACCGGATCGGGCACGTGCAAACAACTGTACCCGTCCAGTCCTTCCGAAGGAACGCTCACCACCCGAGCGGCGCACTTCGGGATGGCTTCCTGCAGGATCCGGTAATTCTCTATGTCCCAGAACTTGCAGACGTTCTGGTACATGCAATCTGGACAGCGCCCGTCCCGTCCAAGGAACCGACACCATCCGGGCATTGCGCCGAATTCGTCCGGGACGTTGAGCGAACACGTCCCGCAGCATTGGCCGCCGAAGCATTCCGCCACTTCGTCCAGCTCTGCGCAGTTCTTATACGCTCCCATCTTTTTTCCTCCCATCTGTCCTCGGGCAGCCAATCCAAGGCTGTCCTCGGGCAATCAGAACATGCGGGTGTCCTCGGGTAATCAACCACTGGACGTCCTCGGGCAATTAACCACAAGGCGTCCTCGGGCAATGAGGACACTGNCGCGCTTCGGAAGCGGGACGAAACCAGTCCCGCCCAGGTCGGCCAATCCGACCTTTCATCCAAAGAAAAACGTCCACCAGGCGATCCGCAACCTGATGGACGTTCTCACTATCTGAACAGCTTCCCGAGCCCGCGCGCTGTCCATTTGCCGGTATACCGGCGGACAGCACGCTGGACGATCCGTCCTTTTAGGACGGCGTCCACGTCGCCCAAAACTCGCATCAGCTTATATCCGCCGGAGCGGACTTTGCTTATTTTCATATTTCGATATCCTCCAGAACCGGCCTTTCCTCTTTCCTGCGGCTTCCGCTTCCCTTGCTCCCAGGTCTGCGCATTAAGCGCAAGTCCGGATAGAATCGCCGCATGTCCCGCCAAACCTCTCGCCGGACTTGCTCATCCGACATGTCCATTAGCGACTCTTCTAGTTCAACTACCTGATAGTTTACGTCCTCGAATCCTATTACTTCGGGACGTAAGAGAGCTGTTGCCAGCTCCCTAAAAGTTATCTTTGGCTCGTCTCTATCCAGCATCCCGGATAACCGGGACACCAGGTTCAGGACTTCGACCTTTTTCATCCGCTTCCCTCTTGTTTTGAATTGTCCCCCGTGAACCGCCGCCGGACACCAGGCGTCCTCGATCCACGGGCTGTCCTCCAGTATTATCTATTCGATATTTCAATCTCTTTATTCAGCATGCAACGAATTTTATCGACATGTCGCTGGATCTTATTTAATTGATCGCAAATCGAGTTGCTTTCATGCGCCGCCTTATGCATCGCAAGCGAGTATAAACGCCTAATCGATTCGTTCAGTTCGCTGACACAAATGTAACTCTCTCGGTCTGTCACCATGCCATTCTCCATTAACTTTAAAACCGCCCCAGCAAACCGCCTTAAACCATTTAAGGTGGTTCGGCTGTAACTAGTTCGATATCACCTTATGCGCATGGGGGAAAATTGAAGAGTATTAAATCTCGATAGACTTCTTGCTATTGGCTACTTTTGCCCAGTCGACGCCATTTTCGATCAGCCATTGGGTTATGATTCCCTGCGGGGTTACCCCAGATAACTTAAAAATGCAACAGATATCAACTATCTGTTCTTGTGTGAGTGTTTTTGCCGCAGGTGTCAAGGTTTCGGCCATGCGATAACCCGTAGTGCATATTTGGCTAGAATCATCACCTGCAATACGCGTAATAGTCGACTTGACAGCGTCAAACCGAACAGTAACATCTTTGACCTGTTTGGCCGCGGCTATGCGCTCCTGAGCGTTTAAATTCGCTAGAACGAAACGCCCTTCACGTAGTGCGGATAAACGCATAGTTGACGACAAAGCGCAAAACTGCTCAACAGTTAACGGTTGTTTCTCGTTGCTCATGATATTACCCTTATGTTTGTGCGCATAAGGTGATATCGAACTAGTTACTAGTTACTATATACTTATCAATGAGCATTTCGCAAAACCCATAATCTGAATTTTTAGCGATTATGTAATTGTAAATGATATTGCGATAAATGTCAACTACTAACAATAATAATTTTTAAAACGCGACCAGGGGGGTGTTTCAATGGCTTTTAGGCCATTCTGGAAGGTCGGGGCGCGTTCCCTTATCGTGTTGAAATAGACTTCCCTTATCGTGTTGAAACAGGCTTACATTTTCTATCGGTTATTTATTATAAATTTCTGGCGATTTATTTTACGGCTTAGTGCTCACTGGTTCTCGGGCATCATTCGTTATCCTCAAGATTATTCTCTGTTTATCAAAAGGCGAAAGTTCTCTAGTGCGCATGAGTAACAATAGGGTTTCAGGGTTATTTCTTTACCAGAATCGCCATTTTATGTGATAATGATTATCATTAAGCTCTGTTTTGACTTTTTCTAAAAGGGGTATGTATGTTTGATTAACAGAAGAATCTCTTATAATCTAACTTATATCTTCTTTATAGAGTATATCTTAAAGTAACATTCACATTATAAGTTATCTAACAGTCATTTTACTGTTAATCAGATATACCCCTATTCTTCTAAAAACTGATGAACAGAGAAACGAAGCATATTTTCTCTCGAAAACCGCCCGATTCGCTCCTGTTAATCAAACGCCTACCATGTGTTAATCACCCGAGCTAACACTCTATCTACTTTTGAGAAACAGCAAACATTATTTTCGATTCTCATTCTGGAATCTTATCATTCTCAAGTCCCTGAAACTATTAGTCTATCGCTCTACGTGCTGTTGTGAACCGATCCGTTGGCTCAAGACCGCCTCGCTCTATCGCCCTTGCCTTCGATAATCTTGCGAGATATTGGAAATTAGGCTTGACAAGCCTGGCCGCAGTGTGCTAAATTAGTGAAGTAATGGTTATAGGGAGATCGAAAGAATGGTTGATAAGCTCGTGGGGTTCCGGAGAGTGCCGCTGTTCGTGCGCACCTTCAAGCCTAAAGACATAAGCAAGATGAACAGGGAGGACGTTGAGTATTATGCGACCTTCCGAAGAATCTATAACCGTTACTATAATAAGCTCTGGTACAAGAACAACAGAGAGTATCAGATCGCGTGCGTAAACCTTCTGCGCAAGTGTTTCCCCAAGACGACCAAGGCCATGGTCTATTTCTCGATTACCAGACAGTTCGTCGATTCGCTCGATGATAACCTTGAGGGGCGCAGGCAAGTTCACGCCGAACTCCTGAGGAAATTGAGGGTGCGGTTCGGACGTGATCCGAAGACCGGCAGACTCAAGAAAGGCAACAATATAAAGATGTCTCCTGAAGACAGAGAGAAGTTCAGACAGGAGATAAGAGCGTTAAGGGCGTCGCTCGGCAGAGACCCGGAAACAGGAGTCAAGCCGGACGAGATGGAAAAGAAGAAGCTGACTAGAGAACGCAATAAAAAGAACAGGGGACGATGATGGGCGAAGATAACCTCGATAAGTATGAGCCGAACGAAGAGGACTCCATGTGTTCTGAACTCGTCGAGAAGCCGGTAGAGCGGGTCCCGTTCCTTATCGTCATAGACTCCCGGGAGAAGAAAGGCTATAACATAAGAGAAGCCGTTGTCCTGCCACTGGTCATAGGAGATTATTCGGTCAGGGGGCTTGAGGGAGTTGTTGCGGTCGAACGCAAGTCCCACGATGATCTGTTCATGTGTCTGACTACCGGGCGAACACGGTTCATAGCGCAGTTGAGAAGGATGTCCGCGATCAAGAGACCGCTTCTGGTTATAGACGCCACCGCTTCATCCGTGCTCATGGGGCATGTATTCTCGAAGATATCCGGAGAGGATGCGCTGAGGAGACTGCAAGCCCTCTGCATGAAGTACTCGATCCCGTATGTGTTCGCTGACGGGCATGGACTGAAGATAACGCTTAACCATCTCCTGTTCGCTTATAGAGAACATATCGACGGGCGAATCATTTAGGAGCTAACCGATGTCCGACCAATATAAGAATCCATCCAGAGAAATTATTAAAGAGGCTGTCAAGCAGGTAGAGCTGGAGAACGACAAGCCTGATGTTTCAGACATACTGGCGGACGTGAACATAAAACTCAAGTCACAACACTCCGGGCCATTAACAACCCCTATCTCAAGGATAATGGCGCGTGTTAAGTCGGAGATAGCCAAGACGCTTGTTGACCCGGATAATTTCGAGAAACTCAAGTTCGCTATGCAAGCGGCGTTCAACGAAGACCCCATAGAGTTCCTGCGGAGATTCGAGCCGATGCTCCGCGCTTATGAGCAGACCAGTGTCAGCATGGAAGGAAAACTCCCCGTGCGCATTATTCTCGATAAACCCAAAAAGGAAACGCTCGATGGATAAGTGGGACAACGACCTCGTTAAGGGACGATGCCTGGTGTTCGGTTTGTCTAATCCGGACATTATTCAAAATCTCATTGACCGGGGCGCGTCGTTCGTTATGGCGGTCGATGATAACCAGAATAGGATAGACTCGATCAACAAGAGATATAAACCGTTGCTCAAGAAGAAGCTCATGGCTGTTTTCGCGCCGGTTGACAAAGACCAGTTTTATCGGTTTATGTGGGGCGGAGAATACGACTGCATAATCATCAACGGGCCCGAAGACCCTATGCAGTTGAGACATGCGTTTCCAATGTTGCTTAAGAATACTCATCAGGATACAATAATCATATTGAATGTGTTTGAACCGTCCGCCATAGTTCACTGGTGCTCAATATTTCTGAAACTGGTGGAAGTTCACAATAGAGAGGTTGCGATACTTGTCAGGAAACCAATGCTGTCGAATAGCCGACACCGCCGTAGAGGGGCGGTTCAAACTTCCCGTTGACGCTCCTCTATGGCGGCGTTATAATCACTCTTGGAGGGACTGATATGCGCAGAAGCTCGCTTAACAGACTGGTGGTCTTGGCGATGGTTGTGATGGTCGTTCTGTTCGTTTCCGGCTGTGAGCAGACGAAGCTCAAACAACAGCTTCAGGAGATGGAACAGAAGCTTGTCATGATGCGCACAATGTATCTGGAAGTGCAGGCGAACGTCAATCCAGCCGTGCTCGATGCGCTTGAACAGGCTGGCATAATAAGCAGGGATGATCGCGTTGGCACCGAGCATGTGCTGGAGATATTGGGAAAGGGCATAGATGAGCTTGAACAGGAGCATGCCGCGCTTAAGCGAAGGGTTGATTCGGCAGCCGATGACATCGAGGCTACTAATGCTGTTCTCAATGCGGTTGTTAAGGCCATAGGGATCTTCTTGCCGCCGCCGTATAACTCCATATTTACAGGGCTTGGAGGCGCGGCGATAATCGTCTATGGGCTTATACAGCGCAAGAAGAAGAACAAGGCCAAAGAGGAAGTGGTCGAGGTCGAAGAAGAAAAGCATCAAGAGGAGAAGGTTGCAATGGCTGTCATAAAGGGGATACAGGACGCGCTTGATAAGCTGCCGGAAGATGAGGCTGAAAAAGTCAAGGCCAGTCTCCATGAAGCGCAGATAGAGATGGCGGTCTGGTCGAACGTAAGGGATAAACGCGCTCAACTTAAAAACGGTTCTTATGTAGCATGACCCGCCAATGGCCCAAGGATGAATGAAGGATAAAACTCGAAATGTCAAATCAGCGAAGCATGGCGCACACGAAGGCGCGTTAAAAAGTTATTTAACATAGGAGGATGTAAAAATGTCGAAAAGCAAGACAGTCTTAAGAGGCAAAGTGTCGTACAAGCTGATCGGGCCGGATGGCAAGGTCAAACAGGAGGGCGTAACGCATAATCTGGTTACAGCTAATGGAGACCAGTATTGCGCCGCGAAATTGTATTCCGCGCCTACTGCAATGGCGAATATGAAACTGGGATCTGCCGAAACAGCGGCAGCCAAATCAGGCGCAGGAAGCTATATCGCCACCGGTGATTATGTTTCCGGATCAGCGAAAGCCTGCGATGAATCCAGCCCTAAAGCTGGTGGAACTAACGATATAGTCTATTTCGCCAGGACATGGGCGGCTGGAGAAGCTACAGCATCTAATATTAACCGTGTAGCAATCGTAAACAATGTGTCAGACGCAGGCGAAGCGGACGCGACTGGCACACTTGCTATCGCTCTATTGGACCCCAAACCGGTTAATAAGGGCGCGGACGACACCCTGAAGGTAACTTGGGAAATCACATTCCTCGGCGCATAATAGGAGGAAGTGATGGGTTCCGCCACATTTGGGCCTGGTGAAGCCAGTAATTGGACGGCTACTATCACAGGCACCGTCACCGTCGAATGCGTAGGCGGTGGCGGTGGTGCCGGTGGTGGCCGTAATACCACGTCCAATGGCGGCGGTGGCGGGGCAGGCGGTCAATACGTCAAATCCACGGTGTCTGTTACCAAAGACCAGAACTATCCCTATTCCGTAGGAGCGAACGCCGCAGGAGGGGCGCGTGATAACCCTGGCACCGTAGGTAATGATACATCCTTTAACAGCGGGGCTGTATTAGCCAAAGGAGGAGCCAGGGGAGAAGCCAACGTAGGTGGCAGTGCGGCGGGTGGTCTGGGATCAACTGCGGGCGCCGTATATAATGTTGCGGTTTTTGCTGGCGGCA